TTGTGCCTCTTCTCTTATCATGTTCTTTAACAAACGCCCAGAAATCTTTTCTGTGTTTGACAAGTTCATCACCTTTGAACCTGTTTGCTTTTATCCAACCTACAGTCTTTCTGTATTTTTCTATTTCGCCTGTAGTAAATGGATATAGTTCCATTTCTTTTAAACTTTCTTCCATTATATGTATATGACTATCATCACAAATTTGTGCTGAAAGGTGTAATGGCTCAACCATATATGGCATGTCAACTGTTAGTAAATCACCAAATTGTGTTTTAAGTTCCGCCATTTTAAAAATGAACTCACTTATATTGTGTATGGATAGAAAGTTATATGTACACATTATACCAACAGGTATTCCTTGTGCTAATAGTCTAATTAAATTTTCCTCAAAATGTTCTATATCTAAACCATGCCTAATATACTCTGCCTGTTTTCCCCATGAGTCAATACTAGCATAAAGTTTGGTATTAGGTATATCTTTTACTAGGTTAATATATTTTTGTACTCTATTTTCTGTAACCATAAGATTAGAATTACAATGGAACGTCAATCCTTTTCTAGGATTTGTCTTAACATATTCTAAAAGTTTATATGTATTATTATCTAATAAAGGCTCTCCTCCTGTTACTCTAAGAACAAATAAATGTTCATATGCCTGTGGAAACCATTTCCAAAACTTTGCCACATAAGGGGAGTTTTCTATTTGAGGTGTATGAATAAGATTATAGTCTTCTGATAGTTTGTAAGGACCATGTTTTTCTATTTCCTTTTCCCATGTTGTACTGAATACAGGTCCACAATAACTGCATGCCATTTGACATTTATTAGTGAAGGATATTTCTAAATATTTAGGATATACATAATTAAGTCCTGCTTGTTTTGCCTCTTTAACTATATCTCTATTATGTTTAAAAAATTGTACTGCAAGAGTTTGCCTATCAGAGATTAAATTAAGATCCTCTACCTCCCAACAATAAGAGCACTCTGAAGGTTTGCCACCTTGTAACATTGTTGCTCTTTGTTCAACCTTGTGAGGTGTATTGTGTAAGTCTGCTCCTAAAGGAATTTGATGTGTAGGACAATGATAACAGGAATGTGCTCTGCCTGTTCCTAAGTGCATTTCTTGGTGGTACCACTTTAGCACGCAGAATCCAGGCCCTACACTATCTTGTTCGTCTTTAATTAGTTGTAAAGCTTCTATCTGGTTTTTATTTAACTTTCTTTCCAATGTTGTATTTGGGGATTAGCTCCCACTCACCTTTCTCTTTAAACGATATAATTTTGATTTGGCTCAATGGAGCATAATCTTCTACCTCGGTTAAAATCTTTACCAAACCCCAATCTTGGAGAAGTTTAGCAATAGTATTTCTACGCTGTAAATCGTTATCCTGGAAATCTGCTTCCTTGCCGTCAAGAGCAAATAATTCTTTAAAGTGTGTTATAAAGTATCGTCCTTTCTTGTGTAAGATATGGCAAGACTGATAAAGGACTCTTTCCTTTTTTGAAGCTACTCCAATTCGAGATAAAGTCTCCCTAACCTTCAAAAAATCTTCTGGGTCGTTAAGTGAGACTTCTAGTGGTGAATACCCTGGATAGTCTATGTTAAAGTAATTCTCTTGATCACTCATTTCAAATGCCTGTTTGTCTTAAATAATAATTAAGTTATACAGGTATTTATACCTTTCCGCCTTTTGATGTATCGTTATGCAGTTTTATGAGTTCAATTTGTGTATCATTGAGTAGACTAAGGGTCTCTTTCGCCTTAATTAAAGAATATCCAAAAAACTTTTGTATAGCTTCTATATTCTCCTCATCATTCTTTAACCATTTGTTATATCTTTTGCCTTTTCTTATAGTAGACATAAGAAAGTCATATTGTAATTTATTATCTAAATGATGTCTCGAATTCATTTCATTGGCCAGTAATACAGTATCCTTACCAAAGCCTAAAGCACGATTTACAATAAAAGGATTATATTCTCGTTCTGTCCTTTCATCTACAATTAAGTTTTCCTTATTATAGATGCTGTTGGCAAAATCAAAAGGAGATATCTTCTTGAGCTTGTGTTCAAACTCTTTTTCGTCTATCTCGGGGATAGCCTCTCCAAATCCTTCTAATATAGAATCACTCATTACCAATGCCTTAACACACCTGAAATAATAAAGAAGCAAGTAAAGAAATTAACAAGAACAACAATAGTTCTCATAATTGCAACAGCATCTGCTTCCCTAGAATCGTCGCTAGCTTTCTCTCCTAACGACATACACCACAATTTCCATAATTTACTTAAAGTCAATGTATTTTCCTTCTTTTAAATTTTCGTATCCTTCCATGAAAAGTTGAGAAACTGTAACTTTGCGTTTTTTAGCCTCTTTCTTGATTTCCTCTCTTTTGGATTTTTCTACACGAATTTGTATCCAACAGTCTTTCGCCATTTTACTTAAATTCCGAGTCTGTCATGATTATTGTTAAACAAGCAGTCAAGTTAATTTCTTGATCTGCAACAAAAGCAGCTTTATACTGATAATCTGCTATATCGAGTACTAATCGAGCAGGATTCTTAATCTCAGGGAGCAGTATATCGTATATCTGCCTAAATATAGCCTGAGGATCTGTATCTACATTATTAGCTACCCATTGCCTCATCTTACGCCAATCCTTCTCTCTGAGGCTCTCTACTAGGGCCTTAGCATTAACTTCTTGGAAGTTGGATAGTATGCCTTCATCAATAATTCCCCCTACAGAGTAACGCTGTAACTCGTTTATAACCCTTCTATAATCGGGAAAATGCTTGTTTAGGAGCTCAGCAAGCACCCTCTGATTGTACTCTACAGCCTCATTATTAAGTATATACTCCATCCTTTTAAGGAACTTAGAGGCTAATGTAGGGCGATCTGAGGGTGCTAATTTGAAGTCTATTACAGTTGTTCTACTGTGCAAAGGGTCTATAAGCCTGTTGGCATAGTTACATGTAAATATGAATCTACAGTTCTCAGCAAACTGCTCTATGAACCCTCTAAGGGCTGGCTGGACACTATCTCGGTTCATATAGTCCGCCTCATCTAATATAACAACCTTAGTCTTACCCTCAAATGATACTGCTGATGCAAACTGTCTAATCTTAGTTCTGAGGGTATCTATCTGCCTACCTTCATCACTACCATTAATAATAATGTAATCACATCCTAGTTCATTACATAATGCGCGTGCAATAGTTGTCTTACCCGTACCTGCTGAACCAGCTAACATTAGATTAGGAACTTCTCCTTTCCTAATAAACTGCTTAAACTGTTTCTTTACAGCATCAGGCAATATACAATCATCTATGGTATTGGGTCTATATCTTTCTACCCATAAAAACTGTTCCGGTGTTGTCATATTGTCTCCTAATTATTGGCGAACTTTTTTTGCTCCAAAATATCGGCCATTTTTTCCGAGGGTAAAAAGGTCTAGGAAAAAGTCTCCTTAACATCTGTCGTTTCTGAAAACTCTAGATTAATCTCTTTACCTTCCTCTTCTTTGTACTTACTAGGCCATCCATATGCTTTAACATTATCTAGCACATTATCAGGTGCACTGATATCATATGGGTCGCCTTCAAAGTTATCTCCAAAGCCTGGCTCTACAAATTCTTGTATGACATTACCATCGTCAACGATAGCTGCGTATCTCCAAGAACGAATACCAAACCCTAGGTTGTCCTTACGAACATCCATACCCATCTTAATAGTAAACTCTGCACTACCGTCAGGGATAAGCTTAACATTAACTAAGCCTTGATCTATTGCCCATTCATTACAAATAAATGAATCATTAACTGTAACACAATAGATATCATCAATACCTGCATCTCTGAACTCTGAATACATCTGTTCATAGCCAGGTAATTGTTGACTAGAACATGTAGGTGTAAATGCACCTGGCAAACCAAATATAACGACACGCTTGCCGTCAAATAATTGTTGCTTTGTCATGTCTAACCATTTTCTTTCTCCAGATGTAGTCATTACCGTCTTCTTAACAGTAAAGTCTGGAATAACTGGTGTTAAACTAGCCATTATTCTTCTCCTTCATTAAAGGGATCTAGTTCTCCCTTCATTACTTTTCTAACTAAGTTGATAGCAGGATTAGGCCTTGTGAAAATATACTCTAAGGTTTCTCCTTCTCTATTCAACTCAACTATCCATCCATTGTTAGCTTCACGGATAGTGACTTCTAATAAACCATCTCCCATGTTATGCTCCTATAACTGATGAACGCTCAAGCGCTAACCAGTATTTTAAATCACCTTTGCTACTTTCTAAGAACATAAATTTTTTCTCAGACAAGGTAACTGTATAACCCGAAGGGACAACCTTAAAGTTTTCAACTGCCAACCTGGCATCAAATGTTTTATCAGTTTGTCCTATCACCTGTCTAAAAGAATTAGACTTAGGTGTAGCAGGGTCTCCTACTGTAACCACTACCTCAGATCCATCACCAACCACACTTAACATAGGAGCTGCTGTAATAGCTGCTGCCTTAAGGATCATGTCAATGTCATCTTTGGATAAGTCGAACTGGAAGAATGTATCTACTT